GAATCTGTGAATAACGTTTGAAAATCCGTAGTGTCATCAGAGCCTTGTAAAGCACTATTTAAATCATCTTGAATTTTAGTTGAAATGTATTCTCTAGCTTTTTGCTCATATTTATCGTGTAAAGTCAACTTAAGTTTAGCTGATTTACCACTTGCTAACACATTGTGAGCTTCTTGTGCAAACACGTTTTGATTAAAGCGTTCACCTAGTTCATTCATATAAGAATCAATTCTAGTTGAAACAGCTTCATCATACTCTGCAATACTGTCAAAGTCTTGAATACTCTTTTCAAAATCGTTTTCTATGTCTTGAAGCTCTGTTGGTACAATCTCTTTATAAGTACGTTCTACAATCGCTTGTTGAAACGCTTTGTTATACCCAAAGACACTACGAGTGCTTTTATCCCCTTGGATTAGCTCATTGTAGTGTTTATCAAACTCTTCGTCAGACATTGTTTGAATATCTCTGACTGCTTGTTGTTGATTAGCGTCGACGACGTTTCCGTAAACCTCAGCACCTCCTTTCAAAGCATTAGCAAACTTAGCTAATGAGTTAGTTTTAGGTGTTTGTTGAACAACTACTCTATAATTACCTCCTGTTTGAATACGAGGTGACAGAGCTTCTTGTCTAGGATCGTAGTAGACTTGCTCTCTTCCGTCGGATTTTAGTAATTCTTTAAGTGGATTCTTAGACATAAGTATTAAAAGGGTCTCTACCGGGAAGGTCTAACATTCCCATATTAGAAGATTTTTGTGATGCTTTAGAAAGTGTGCTTACAGAGTTTTTGTTACCAAACCCTGTAAAGCCTGCTTGATTCATTGTGTTATACATACCGAAACCTGTTGATACACCACTAAGAATATTACCAAGGTAGTCGGGTTCTTCAATAGGTTGATTAATCTGTAATAGATTTGCTCTTGAGTTACCAATAGCATTTTCCAAATTAATGTTGGCGTTGATTTCATTGATTTCATCTTGTTGTAGTACACTAAAGTTATATTGAGCTTCTTTACGTGAAAAGTCATTCATTAAATCACTTACTGATCTACCTTTAACACCTGCTTCTATTGCAGATAATCCTGCTTGAGCTTTAGCACTTTCAGCTTGTAATTGATTAGCTTGAAGTTTTTTAGCCAAAGCTATCTTTTGCATTCTCTGCTCAGTTCTTTGTGCTGATACTTGTCTTAAATAACGTTTTCGTTCTTCCTCTGAAGCTCTGCGTTGCATTTCTGCTTGCACTTTAGCTTGCTGTTTTTGAGCCATTGTTTGAGCACCGGCTTGAGCTACACCCAAACCGATTGACATTGAGACCGGTTCACACATTATCTGATATTATTATAAATTCGTAAAAAGGTTCATCTTTAAAATAAACTGTACGTAAAAAACGAGCTTTACAAAATGTAAGCCATTTAATCGCTAGTTCATTGTCTTTATGAACAAAGTTAAAAGTTGTTGTGTATGGACGTGTTAATATTTGTGTGTATTTGCGAGAAGCCTTAATAAAGGCATATCTATTCTCATATAAGTCCTTAGTTCCAAGTAGCCAAATAAAACCGTAATCTTGCATACGTCCTGCCCCAAACATAGCTACAGGTGTACCATTTGGTGCAACGGCTGTAAAACAAGCGTCACTATCCCTCAGACCTCTTTGTAGGGCTTCGTGAGGGGTATGACCCATACAAGCTACCTCAAGGGCGTCTATGTCCCTTATATTGCTTGCTATGACGTCTACGTCGTCGTTGACCGATAAACGAACATAACCACCACCTATATGGTGTGAAACAATCTTAGACTCTTTGTGATCGTCCGTGGACGAAAGATTCAAATTCAACTGATTGGATGTTTGATGGGTAGGCACTATCGTTTTCTAGATCAATGTTAACGTTTTTAGGACTTGAATAAATAGGAAAGCGATGATCATCTTCTAAAAGAGATCTAGAAGATTTACTACCCAAAGTAGTTGTTTGTGTAGCTCTATCTTCCTGTGATACTTTTACTGCTAAATACCCTGTGTTGTCAACGAATAAACTTAAGTTTCTAAGTTTAGCACTAACACTACTACTTGGTGTTTTAACCTTATCTGAGGGTAATTTAAATAGTTGATCCGAGAAACGATACTTCATTGTATAAGCACAACCTGCAGTTATCGATTGACCTGCACCGGGAGTACCACTACCGGATTGGAATATTTTACTACTACCTATAAATGTATTAGTAAATAAACGTGCACCTGTGTTTGTATAATAAGTTTCAATAGGTTCGGGAAATATAGAATCAACTGCTAATTGACCGTTACTATCTGTTGTTCCTGCTTGTTGAAAATCAAGATAAAGCTCGGTGGTCGCAGGGTTAGCTTCAAAGTTTATTTTACCTATACTTAAGTAATCATTACCACCAAAGTAACTACGGTAAAATAAATAAAGAACTGACCCCATAAACTGACAGCCAATGATTTCAACATCTTGAGGGTTTTCACTTAAATCACCAAACGTAAACTTTGACCACGAACTCAATAATTTTTGATTACCACTAAAGAAATATTTATAAACATAAAGACAGTTAGATGTGCTACTACTTAAAGCTACAAGAACATCTTCAGTTGGTGTACCTGTTAATGCTTTAATATTTCTTGGAATGTATCTAGGTATTTGCTCAGTTATTTCAACGGAGTCGTAGACGTCGGTCGTACTGTTTAATTGAAACTCTCTAAAAGCTGTATGATTGTCACGTTCAGTTGCAAAGTAAATATAAGAACCTACAGACACAGGCTCAACTTCTTCATCAACATCATACTTAGTAACATTAGTGATTGATATAGTTCGGTTTGAAAGTAAGTCTCCACCTTTTAAAACAAATTGTCCTGTCTTTGAAAATAAGATTAAATTTTCTTGGAAACTAGCTGTACTCGTTAAATCAGTTACTTCATCGGTAGAAACAGTAACATCAATAGGATCACTATCGAGTAATTGACTCATAGTAGTCCTAAAAAAGTTAAACACATCGCCTGCTTGACTCATAGTTACACCTTCTTTTGATAAGAAACCTAATCTGTCTTTAAAGAAGAACACATTACGAATTGGTTTACCTATAAAACTCGGAGGAGGAACTAAAAGTCCATCACCACAAGATAATCTAGTGTAACTAGCTTCACCAATTGTAAATGTATCCGGTGCTGTACTTATTATATTATGAGGAAGTGTAGAGTCTTTTAAAGCTGTATATGTATTTGGCCCAACGGTTTCTTCCCAAGCACCCATTCCATATTGTCCTCCGTCTTCAGTCGCAAATTTTACATACATATCATCTGTACCAATGGATACATCGCCTGCAATTTTAATTATAAAACCATTTTCACACGTATTTGGTAAATCAACTATAGAACCTGTTTTCTTGTAAAGAGCAGTTAAGCCTTGATTACCAAGACCGTCTGATGCCGAGACAATAAAGTCATTAGTTGCATTAGCTACAGATGATTTTTGAGTTAAAACAGTTAAATTTCCGTCTTGAAATATATCAAAATTAGTACCAAAAGCTGAATTCATATCAGACCTAAGGGAAGTCATTATCGTTGTAGTATCAGCATTATTACCACTAGTGTTAGCATCTCCGGATCTAAATGAAGCAGTTCCATAATTAAATATAGTACTACTTGATTGAGCCTGTGAAGACGTAGCATTAATAGTAAAAATAAGAGGCTGATTTGTTGAATTTGGGTAAGGCCCTTCGATTGTATGATATGTACTAAATCCCGAATAGGTACTACTACTTGAGCTTAATTGGTATGCCCACTCTATAATTTCACCATTAGAATTTGTTTTAAATTTAATATTTTTATTATAACCACTAGTTCCCCAAGCAATATTTCCGGTTATACTTGTTGAACTTGCAGTAAAGCCAACTGCGTTATTTTTAAGAGCAATACCGTAAGCAGGTGAAATTGTGTTCATAATAGGTATTAGCATAAATTGAACATTAAAACGAGGGACAACGTCATTTCCTATTTTTAGTTCATAATCTTTTTCATAATCACCTTGCTTAATAAAAGTAACAATTTTACGCTCATAATCGGGAGTTTCGTAAGTAGATGTCGTGTCTTGCTCAGTTGTAACTGTACTATTACACACAAAAGTTGTATCACCTATTGTAGTGAATTTTAAATCGTCAATAGCACTAGGGTGTAAATAAGGTGTATTGGATGAGTTAGCTGTATATGTCCCTGTAACTCCATTAATTGAACATTGAGCACCTGTGAGTAGATTATATATTCGATAAGTTGTAGACGACGACCCTGTCCTATTAATTATAACAACATATTTTTCATTTTCATCACGATCAATAAAATGTGTTGTGTAAGTACCGGTTAATGAATTAAAAAGTTTCTTTATGTGTTTTAAAGGTGGGCGTTTAGTTAAACCATCAACAACACTACTCAAAGCGTTTTCCTGTATCTCGCATTGTCCGGCAAATCTAGTTGAATCGGGTTGTTGGGAAACACCTCCGATTATGCTTGATATAGAAGTATTTACTAATGGCATATTAAACTAAGTCGTAGTTTCTGTTAACACCTACTCTAGTAGCTGTGTCGTAATTATTGAATATATTATAATTACCTTGATCGTTTTGGCGATCCTTAAAGTAAGTTTCAAGCTCTTGCTCTAACTTTGGTAGACGTTGTATATCAATACCACTTTGTGGGTATAGCTCTGTTAGTAATCTAGCAGTTCTTACTTCGACATACTCTTGGAACTTCTGTGGTGTTTCGTCAAGATCACGGCTGTAAATAATAGTGGCTTTTTGTGTGCCTTCCCACTCATTGTACTTTTTAGTATCTAAATTTCTAAGATAAAACGCATTTCCTACCTTTTGTTTTGTTGTTGGTACATCATTTAGTTCTATACTTAACCAATCAGATAGGTAACTAATAAGTGAGTTATTTGGAACGACGTCTACGTCTGTCTCTGTATTGAACCACCAACCACGAGATTGTAATTCTGTGTTAGTTTTTAACATTAACTCATACGCTTCAGAAGCTAGCGATGATTCATTTGTATTAGTAACTTGTTCTTCACCGATGTATCTTAAAATATTATTTACATATTCTATAAGAGAAGTGCTATTTATTGTTCTTGCTGAACGCATAGTATTTGCATCTTCTAATAACTCTTTCTTTTTGTAAGCAGGTAAAGCATTAAATGTAGTTTCTTGAAAACCCATTATACGCATTTCCGGTCTAAAATTTTTGTAAGTAAAGAAACCCGATTGACCTAATAGACCTACACCTCGATTAGCATTATAATTCTTTTCTTCAGTTACTATGTAAGCTGTTTCGTTATCTAATTTAGTTTTCTGAGATGTAAGTAAATTCTTCTCAGCTTGTATCTTATTTGTGTTCTCTTCTTCAGTTAATTTCTGTTTCTCTAAAAGCTCTTTTTGGCTAATAGTGAGCATTGTCTCTTCATTAATTTTAAGACGTTGACCTTCTACTAACTCTGCTTCTTTTTGACGCTTGTCACTTTCAGCGATTTCAGTGATAAACTGTTGTTGTAAAAGATCTGTTTCTTCGTGAACACGTAGTCTTGTTGCTTCTTTGATACCTACGTCAGCACTAATATCTGATTGTCTGACTTTCTCGGTATTTACCTGTTCATCAATAAGACTACCCTGCTTACCTTTAATAGTAGTGTCAGCTTCGACATCTAACTTCTTCGAACCCTCTGTGGCTGTCTGTGCGTCTACGAGTGACCCTTGTTTACCTTTGATACTTATATCAGCACTAATATCTGATTGACGTACTTTCTCGGTGTCGACTTGTTCATCAACAAGATTACCTTGTTTAGTTTTTAAAGTAGTCTCAGCTTCAATATCAAGTTTCTTAGAACCTTCTGTGGCTCTTTGTGCATCCACAAGTGATCCTTGTTTACCTTTGATACTTATGTCAGCACTTATGTCAGATTGCTGTACCTTCTTAAGTTTTGTGTCTTCGTCGACGG